ATTCGATTTCTACTCAGTTTCGAACCGGCATCTGGGCGCACTGGATATCAACGGGTATGCCGTCTACCGATCCTGTACAGTAAGTCTAAATAGACACGGTAGTACATTGGAAGCCAATACAGAAACACTTACATCCAGAAATTTGATGTGTCAAGCAAGAAGCAATACTCCAACCGCTATAGTTATAGCTTTACCAACTTTCGTATGGGAACGTCCAATTGCCCTCGAGGAAAGAGGGAGCACACTATAGTGGTACTCATAACTCCATATGAAAGATCTCAGGATCGTAAACGTCCCAAAACCTCTCAAGACAAACCTTGCGCGAACGGCTAATTGGACGCCATTCGTACTGATAGAACATCTTTTCCAATTTTGGCAACCACTCATCCCACACCTCATCAGAGTGGAAACACAACTCACGCACACAAGTATCCGCATTCTGCACTGCCTGAGCAATCGATGGGGCATAATTCTGACCTAACGCACGTGTCCAGAGAGGAATCTCCAATACGGTATCAAGATCAAGCCTCGCAACATATCTATTGAGTACTGGCTCAAACTCGCATTTCCGCTTCAAAAACTCACAATCGAAAAACGAACGATGGGCAAGAATCTCACCCTCCTTTTTCTCATTCGTGTAATTGTAACCGATAAGAGGCATGAACTCCTCCATAGATTTTCCATTCAACACATTCCTCCATTCAGGAGACGTGGTGAATATATGATCATCACCAAGGACATCAGGCTCCACATTCTGATCGAAGTCAGCAAGGATACCAATAGTACCCGCAGTCTTACAGGCTGCGAATCTAATGTTTGCCAAATTCACGATACAGTTAATCGGAGATGTCAACGAATCACCAGATGAGAGTCCATTTTCCATGAACTCTACTTCTTTTCCTCTGATATGGACTGTCCTAAAATAGGACATACAGAAATTTTCACGCATCTCCAAATTCCGGACCCTCTCTTCCAAAGAATCCTCCACACAACAACGTTTACACAACTCACGAAGAATCGGATCCAGGATCGGATCGGTAAGGCTCCCATCAAAACCACTGTAATCACCAGCAGTAGTAAGATCCTCACCACAGGACATCCCAAGATGTCTTTCTGCCATATAATCAGCATCCTCACCAAGCATGTTATGGCCTAAAGCACAGCCATTCTGATTATGATTCGCCATAAGAAACTCCACAAAGTTTCCAAAAAGAACCATCGTTATAAGGTGACGCAAGGTCGCGACTCCATGGACAACTCTCACTTTTCCATTTTCAGCTTTTTGAGCATTCAGAAGCTCATATTTTACCACATTGGTCTGAGAACCAAGATGAAGACAACCATTTCTAATTTTCTCAATAGCCTCATCAACCGACTGACGCATCTCTTCAGACATATCACCAGTCTCAAACACACCATCAATAAACCTTCCTATAAGCCGGTGTTTCTTAATGCCTTGAGCAGCATTTGGATAACCAGCAGAGGTCTGAAGGTTTATACCTTTCAACTCAGTATCCTTCTCACCAAAGATCACACTCTTCAAATCACACAGATCTGCACGCATCGGGTACCTCGCTTTATCGAACAAGGTATCGAATACCGATACTACGCAAGCCTGATAGATCTCACGATCCTCAGGAGAAATTATCAATCCAATGTTTTTGTTATATTTGGCTCTCGCCTTGATGTAATTTTCTACGTCATTGACCTGAGCAACAGCTTTCGTAGGCTGTTTCATCGGGTACAAGGATGGCAATAAGACAAGGTTTCCTTTCGTCCACATGGAGTTAGCAATAGACGCTTCACCAATAGGCACGACACCATCCGACCTCTGTGGCTCAGGGACGCCATTCAAACGACCGAGATACCTTTTCAAGTCGTCACGACTTAAGAGCGTACAGAAAGAGTCCTGTGGACCCTGACCTACACGCCCCGCAGAGTGAAAACCAAAAATTTTTCCAATTTCAGACACTGGACCATCATGAACAAATCCTAGTGCCCCACACATCCCAACGTAATTCGGATACACTGATCTCACACCAGAGATCCTCCTCACAACTTTTCCTTTAAAACCAGACATGTAATGAGTCACACCACACGCTTTTGAGGGAGACGTTGGATGAGCATCATACTGCGGTACAATTCTCATCCAAAAAGCCCTCTTATAATCAGCCATTACATCCGCCACGAAAGTCGACGTGACGAACTGGTTGACAATACTCGTGTGAGGTTGCACATCTGGGACCTTGAAGAAGCAGAAATCTCTCTCCTCATCATCCACACACACATCCTTCTTAAAGTTTCTTGAATGAACAGTAAACTTCCTGAGACGATTTTCAAAATCAATCTCGAAATCATAACCACAAGTTTCTACAGTGTTCCGTATATCCTCAGCAGCATGATGATTGATCAAGAAATCACGATCACCAAGAGCAATAGCGCTGGACAAGAGAGTACCAGCAACACGCATAACATACACATGATCTTTGATTACTGCAATGACAGGAGCATCATTAACAGCTTGTGCAATAATTGGTCCAGGTGTTGGTCTCAATCGTGACACAGATCTTGTTGGTCTAGCACCAGGAATCGGTGCATATTGAGCTTGTTCATCATAATGAACTTGTTTTTTCTTCCGTTGGGGCGCAGGAAACATGAAGCGCATTATCCCATAGAGCACGGAACAACTTATCCCAACGGCACATGCATAATATAGCATATCACCACAATCCTTTAGGAACTGATAAGCTTTGGACCGCAAATAAGGACCATATTCCTCAACATAATCCGTCACAGTCTTCCACATCTCTGGGTCAATCCACACCGCCGTCTCATAAGGCAATGGAGCACCAAAAGCTTCCTCAAGAGCAAGTCTTTCAAGATCCTTGTTTACCTTCAAGAGCTTCCAGACCATATTGCATGATCCAACAGGTCCAAGCTCAGATTGAGCGGCACGAAAACGTACCATCGCTTCTTTCACAGCGATCGGCTGATCATTTAATTGAGCATCATCCTTTAGCACACAAAGTGCCCAAATCACAGGATTGAATTCAAAATGATAAGCAGACATCTGAAGGGTCGTAGGAGCATTTTGGACAATAGCTGTCTTCTTCCGGAGAAAACCATTTCTCAACTCAATCTTCGTCCTCCAAGCAATACTAGAAGACACACCATTATGGACTTGCTCATCATTATCAATGAGCCATGTTCTCCACTCTTCAATCATAGGTAATGGCCAATTGTTAATCGACACATCATGCTTTCGCACAAAGTACCAACACTCTTGCCAATTTCCTAAGGCAGCCATTTGTTCCAAAGTTCTCGGTCTCCTTATCGGGACAGCCTGTTGGATTACAGACCCTCCATCATAGAAATGACCTTGAACCTCAGAATCGTAATGTTCACCATTTTCACGGACAAAACGCAACAACTCTCTTCGATGGGTTTTCTCTTGTATCGCCTTGAGTATGTCATCCTTGGTCTTTATGGAATTAATAAACTCAGTGTTTGTGGCAAACAAACTACCCATAGACACATGTTTGTCAATAAGCTCATTATGCCTCTCAACCATCATTTGGAACACCTCATCAAAAGTCAAAGGTTGGATGGTCTTCTCACGAAAGCCAATCTGAGTGGCTTCAGAAGCAATGAATCTCCACTGACTAGGATCTATGGCACCCACAGGAGGGGCCATCTTCCCGACATCTTGGTAAATCTGTTTAAACATCAAGGGCATCACACGACGACAAGCCGCATAAGTAGCCCTAATATTCTCACCAGGAAACTTAGTCAAGTTCGTGGCACAGATCACAGCAGTAGGGGCAGGACGCAAAACACCCTTTCCTTCACACGCAGCAATATTCACAGGAACATCTGTCGCATCCACAAACTGAATCAACTCCAGTTCAGGTTTATACGAAGCATTCACATCTGATCTTGCAGCACAAAAATCAGTGTAGAGCAATACCTCACACTTACGATGAATACCATCGAAATACTGTGAACCTTCAACCCTTTTATGAATAAAGATATTAGGATCATCAGCATAGGCAGACATCTTATGTTCATTATCCATGAACTGATGTTTGCACCAACGGTCGGCAAACAACTGGGCAGCAGTCGATTTTCCAGTACCAGGAGGACCCCAAAGGAACAAGCACATCGCTTCCAAACGATCACCAGCACCAGGGCTATACACCTCCACACAATGTTTCCGCAACTTCTTCAACTTCTCCAAAGCCATAGTAAGCCCAGAACACATTGCTGTATTTTTCGCATATTTTATCCTCAATTTTTCACCACTATCGATCATATCTTTCAAGTCACTGATCAATTTGTGCGTGATATAGATCCGATCACCCTCAACAACAAGGGCATTCGTCTCACGTATCAAATCATCATAATCTCGGAAACCAGAGAACTCAATCTCCACATCCCAATGAAGAACATGCTCTTTAAACACGTTCCAAACCTCCTTAAGCGATTCAAGGATTTCCACAATGGCTTCACCAACTTTAACGGGCTTTTTAAACACGTCAAGCAGCTTTTCAATCACTGTCGTTTTACATGAGAAAACCAAACCGTAACCAGCAACAAAGATGTTTATCAACTCTTTTAATGGTCCACCAGCTTGGCTCTCCACAGTTTCGTTCTTGAAAACAGTCAACATCTGACCAATGAGAGCACCACCACCTACAGTAGCAGCCAAAACTCCCAATGTTTCCAATGCAGAAACACCTTCCTCACAATCATCATCACATGATCGTCTACGAAGCCAATACACCGCAATCCCCAAACCAAACAACGGTAGAAGGATAGGTAACATAGGCTTCAATTTTTCCATAGACACGTTGAACAAAGAACTGAAGAAAGATATAGGGTCATTCTTCATAGATTCAACCATATCAGTTATACCAGCACCAGCATTCACCAATTTCTCCAAACTTTCTTTATTTTTATCCACAAAACCGGAAAGTACTCCAATATCACTCGTGGTCTTGGGTAGGTCACGAATCATCGAAAACACATTCGGATTTGTTTGTGCAATAATCTGGTTTATCCGTTTATGAACAGGCTTAACACCTGATTCGCGGCGAATATCTTTGCGAACACACTCCATAGTCACAAGAGCACGATCACAAGAAGGATCATCTTGGGCAACAGTGTTGTACATAGACACCTCATTTTCTCTTAGCAGAGTTCTGTAGAGCTCCACCAGAGTTCGTATGACCGGGGTCGAATTTTCCACCCTGGTTCCATCCAGATATGAACTGGGAAACAGGTTGGAATACTTGGTCATAATTTCCATAGCGGTGTGACAAGTCATCTTCTTGTCCATCTGAAACAATCTGCGCGCAACTTTCTGTACAGAAATTGCGGACAGTAACATGTAGATGAATTGGGACTCCTTGTATACTGACATCTTGGAAGCCTCCGCGACCGGCAAGCTCTGCAAGTACCCACAGCACCCTTCCGTCATACGGAATTCTGAGGGAACGCAAGCAGTACACAGCGACAAACGAGCTCTCCACATGAGCTCGACACACTCCACAACATCCCCACGTCCAGCCGCTAGAACAAGCGGCATGGCAAAGTGCATCACCTCTTCAAAAGAGATGGTCCACGTGGGGTGGATGACAAGCATCCTCTGACACAAATCGAACAAGCCACCTCGTGTGACTTGAGGTCTCCTATAAGACGCAGACCTTTTGG